GAAAAATCAATTTTAGAACAAGCGTTACTTCAGGTGCAAACTCTTGAAGAGGCAGTAAAAGCGAATGCAAAAGGTATACTTGCTTCAACCATGAAACAAGAACTAAACGATTTGCTAAAAGAATCAATTGAAGAAGAGGATACGGAAGATGAAAATCTACCTGATTCTGATGAAGAGACAACAGATGATTTACCAGTAACTACTGGAGATGAAGACGGTCTTGATAACGATGAGTCAGATGATTCTGACGATGATACATCGAATGACGAACCAGCTAAAGATATCGATTCTTTGGATTCTGATGAAACCGATTTTGACGCCATGGATAACATGGGAGATTTTGGTGGTAATTTTTCAGATGAAGATGATGAAGAAGATGTAGTTGATATGTCAAACGCTGGTGATGAAGAAGTTTTAAAAGTATTTAAAGCTATGAAACCAGAAGACGGTATCATTGTTAAGAAAGACGGTGACGACATCGAATTTTCAGATGGTGAAGACGAATACATCATTAAGTTAGATGACGAAATGGGTGATGAAATGAATGACGAAATGGGTCACGGAATGAATGACGAAGAAATTTCTGAAGACTATAACGAAGATGTTGTATACGAAATCGAACTTGATGAAGATGATACAAACGAAGAAGATGTATATGAAAAAGCTAAAGAGGAAGAAATGGGAGAATCGTCACGTACAATAGGTAACGGTTACCATGCAGGAATCGATAGTAAAACCAAATACAAAGCTGGAAATAAACGTGATGAAATTAACGAAGAAGTTAGTAAACTTAGAAAACAAAACGGAGAATACAAGAAAGCTCTTGTTCTATTCAAAGAAAAGTTAAACGAAGTTGCTGTATTCAACGCTAATTTATCATTAGCTACTCGTTTGTTTACTGAATCATCAACAACCAGACAAGAAAAGTTAAATATCCTAAAAAGATTCGACTCAATCTCAACCTTGAAAGAATCTAAAAATTTGTATACTACAATTAAATCCGAATTAGAAACTAAAAAACCAATTTCTGAATCGGTGGTTGAGAAAATCACATCGGCACCAAGTACGAGTTCTACTCAGGTTCTTTCGGAATCGAAAGCTTACGAAAATCCTCAGTTTAAAAGAATGAAAGATTTGATGACAAAAATAAAATAATAAACAAAAATTAAAAAAAAATAAAAAAAATGGGAGCATTATTAGAATCAGGTATGGTCGGTAACATTGGGTTAAAACACCTTAGAGTTATCAAAGAAGATACCATTAGAAAATGGGACGATTTAGGATTCCTTGAGGGTCTTGGAGGTCACCAAAAAGATAATATCGCGCAATTGTATGAAAATCAAGCGTCATATTTGATAAACGAAGCAGCGGTAGCTGATGCATCAGGTTCATTCGAAACTGTTGTATTCCCTATCATCAGACGTGTATTCTCTAAATTATTAGCGAATGACATCGTATCAGTACAAGCAATGAACTTACCAATTGGTAAATTGTTCTTCTTCGTACCTAAAATCCAAGATAGAAAAGCCGATAATTCACACTTCTCTCCTTATGGATACCCAAGCACACAAGCTGACCCGAATAGTGGTTACACAGGTAATAACTTGTACGACCGTTTCTACGAAAGTAGTGATGCTAATGACCAAGGATTGTTTGATTACTCAAAAGGTAAATTCACATCTACATCATTAACACCAGCGGCAATATTCACAGCATTTAGTGCAGGTGTTGCTGGAGCTGACGCTACAATCGCAACAGGTACATCATTAGCAAGTGTTATCGTAAAACTTTCAGGTTTCACATCAGGTGGAGCTGGTAAATTAAAAGGTATCAACGGTAACGAAATGGATACTGAAGAATTTTTAGCTTCATTAAACATCGCATCTAACCAACTTAGTGGACACACTTCAAACTTCGCAACATTACCTTTCCATGTGGTAACACAGAAATACGGTAAAGGAGTTGTTGAGTATGGTGTTAAAGCAGGTGCTGCTACAGCACAATACTATGATGTATGTGACCAAGATGGTTTCATCTATATTGAAGTTGATTTACAAGCTTACAGTGCAACTGCAGGTTTCTCAAATTACACAGTAGCAGGTTCTTCACTTATAGCTGCTGACTTTACTGCAACATATCGTTTATATGATACATTAGAGTTTGAAGAAGAAATCGGTGAAGTATCTTTCGATTTACAATCAGTAACAGTTTCTGTAACTGAAAGAAAATTAAGAGCTAGCTGGTCTCCTGAATTGGCTCAAGACGTTTCTGCATT